ATTTGCATTTACTTAGCCTTATTCCGTGCGGATATTTTCTTTGCCTTGGCTTGTGCGTCAGCCTTGGATGATGCACCCCAAGCCCTCAAACTCAACAGAAGCCGGGTTGGTTCACCGTCTTTGTATTCAGGGCCAGGATTGCCGCCCATACGGGCTAGGAACGATGCCCTGCGAGGATTGTCACCAGCCTTTACAGGCGGCTTTAGGGTCATGCCTTCGGCCTTGGCAGCGAGACGACCTTTGGCGTTCAAGCCGCCTTTAGGATTCTGGCCTTCTTTGCGTGCGTAGGCTGGAGTTTTCATCTAAAACCTTTAATCTTTTCCGCAATCTTTTTAGGCTGCTTGGCAAACTGCTTGCCCTTGGCAGTGGCCTCACGCTTGGCCCGTGTGGTTGCCGCATACTCAGCTGCTGTCAGGGCTTTGATGGCCTTCTCGGGCAGATAACGCTCGCCCGTCTCAGACGATGGCTTGCCCGACTTGGTGCGCCACTTTTGAGCGCCCCAATCTTTTAGGCTTTTTTGCGGGGCTTTCATTTGTAGCCTCCACCCTTTTTCTTGTACTCTACCGCCAACAGTTGTGCTTTTCGGGCTGACCATTCACCGGGATCGCCGCCCTTTGTCCCTGACTTGATTTTCTCAAACAGGTTCTTTCGCATGGTTGGCTTCGTGTAGTTGCCAGCCTCATTGACTGAGGACTTGGGCTTGGTTGCCATTACGCTACTGCCGCGCCACGGAACCCAACAACCCACCAGTCAGTGCCGGCAAACTGGAGCGTTACCGAATCCCCAACAGCGTTAAAAGTAACTGTGGTTGCACTGCCGAGATTGGTTGGGGTCAAAACACCAGTATCACCACCAGCCGCCTCTGCAACATAGATAATTGTTTTCAGTTGGCCTTGTGCGCCATCTGCAAGAGTCAGAGCATTTCCTGCTGCTGTCGAAGTAAAGGCAGTGGCAAGACTTGTAATGTTTACCGCCCCTGGCCCACTCAATGCCTGAACCGTTGCCGATGCACCAGTGCCACCATTTGCAACCGGCAGAGCGCCAGTTACGCCTGTCGTGAGTGGCAACCCTGTGCATGATGTAAGCGTGCCTGATGTTGGCGTGCCAAGAATAGGGGTTATCAGCGAGGGCGTGTTGGCAAATACGTTTGCGCCTGTGCCGGTCTCGTCGGTTAATGCCGCTGCAAGGTTTGCCGAGGTGAACGAACCCAAAGATGTAGCATTGCCGACCGATGTAATGGCGCCAGTAAGGTTTGCGTTTGTCGTGACGTTGCCTGCTGTCAATCCAGCAGCCGTGCCGGTGATGTTTGTGCCAACAAGGGCGCTTGGTGTGCCAAGTGCTGGCGTGACCAATGTCGGGCTGGTGGCGAACACCAATGAGCCTGTGCCGGTTTCATCAGTGACTGCTGCCCGTAGATTGGCGCTTGATGGAGTTGCCAAGAAAGCCTGAACACCTGCGCCATAAACTGCACCAGCATTGATCTGATACCAAGAGTTTGTAGGCTGGTAGAAGCGCAAAGCGGTTGCAGTACCAGCACCCAAAAACGACACAGTGCCAAAGATAGCTGATGCGCCATTCAGCGCAATTGTCAGCGATGTGATCTCTTGGGTTGTCGTAATCAGCACCGATGTGCCATCAGGCACACCAGTGTTCAAGGGCAGGGTTATCGTGCCAGTTGCGAGCGTTCCAGCGGGTTGCAGCAGCATCCATTGATCGTTGCTGACTGGTGTTGGCACTGTGATATTAAAGCCTGAACCCGGCACAAACAGATTCACCGCCAACGTGGGCGAGGCAAAACTCTGCTGGAAAAACGTCAGCAAAGAACCAATCGAGGTTCTGCGAGCATCACCGTTATTCGGCGAGTAAACGGGCAACTGGTCACCACTGGAAATGGTGTTCAACACTGGCAGTTGATTGATTGTTGGCATGGTGATCCTCAGTAGTATTCGATTGGCCCATCAGGGCCAGCATCAACAGGTTTTGCAGGTGGGCGCACGAACGGGTCATCGTACACGCGCCAAGGCTTGTTGCCTGCTCCAGCGGGTGTGCTTGCTGGGAGTTGCTTCTCAAGCGGGAATGTTGCACGCTGAAGCAAGATGTCGTAACCCTGCTTGGCAGTGGTCTTTGTCTCAATCATCACTTGCTTGCCGTAACTCGGGGCAAGCCTAATACCTAAGCTGCAAATGATGGCTTCATATGCCAAGTCGGGCACATTGGTCTGCTCATCCAAATCGCTGTCTTGTGGGCTTGATGGCAGTGGATAACCCAAGCGGATGCCCTTGGCGTTCCAGTCAGCCATCATCGCATCCAGCCTACGCAATGCCGTGTTCAACTGCTCGGGGTTCAGGTCGAACACATACGATGCAAGACCGATCTCCTCAAATGCAGCGGTCACGAACTGGCGTTTGCTGTATCCCATGATTCGGCCTCCATAGCCTGATTGATGCGATTGAGCAGAGTTTCATCTGACCAACGCTTGTCCACTTTGAGGCCGATTTTAACAGCTTGCTCCAACATTTCATCACGTGTTGGCTCGCCCACTTCCACAATCTCCACTTGCTGCACAACAGCCCCAATGGGCGATGGGTAACAGACTTTGGTCAACTTGCGCTCAGTGGCTTGCGCTTTTTTTAGCTTGCGCTTTTGCATACGCAACTCCCGCCACGGGGTGAGAGCTACTGGCTTGATGATGGCTGCCGACTTGATCATTTCTTTGCGGTCTTTTTGGCTGCTGGCTTGGCGGCTTTGGTCATGCCGTAAGCCATTGCCACGGCTTGCTTTTGAGGCTTGCCAGCTTTCATTTCTTTTTTGACCATCTTGGACATCATGTCTTTTTTCATACCAGGCATATTGTTCTCCAGTTAAAAAAACAGGCCAACATCTCTGCTGGCCTGCTTGGTTTACGACAGACGGTAAGACACGAAAGTGTTAGCAGCAGTCTTGCGAGTGCGCCACACAGCCGAGATCAGCGTCAGCACAGCGCCAACACCGAGAATCGTGTGACTTGCGTCAGGCGATGTTACGGTGAACGTGCTTGGCCCAGTATTGATGACAGACCAGTCAAACGAATCACCAATGGCAAACTCGCTTGCTGCGTCCACAACCGCACCAACATCCAAGGTTGCCGTTGTAGCTGCGGCTGATGTAGATGTCACGATACCCGAAAGGATCATGGCAGCAGTCAGCGTGCCGGTAGCATTCAACACACCTGGAGCGCCTTGCGATTGGAATTTGCCGCTGTCAGAGATAACAGGGGAAACGCCAACAGCGTAAGCCGCACCAGATGCACCAGCCTGAATAATCACGTTGGTGGCATTGGTAAATGCACTCGACACATAGGTGGTGTTGTTGACCACTGTCAGCAAGTCGTTGGCTTCAGGAAACTGGGGGAACCCAACTTCTTGAAAAACGCTTGCAGGCGAGTAGGCTTGAACGGCGATTTTTTCGCCAGCGGGAACGGCAACAGTAGCAGTGCCCTGTGCAAAGATAACTTCATAGCTCATGATTTTGCTCCTGATTATTGACCGAACAACAAAATACCAGACATTTCTGGCTGCTTATTGACCACGCCGAACAAGGTATCAAGGCGATACTTGGTCTTCATGGTGTTCACATCGTACTGCTTCTGCATCACCAGCTCGATGCCCTGATCGGTGGAGGCACGCATCACTGCGACACCAGCGTCGGAAGGCACTGCGTAACGACCAGGCAGAATCTCCAACGCATCCTTCTGCCAGAAGCAGTTGATAGGCGCGGTATTGGCGTTCAAGCGGGTCAAAGTTTCCGCTGCGCCAGGTGTCACGATACAGTTCTGGTATTGCAGTTCTGCATCAGTGCCGCCTTGGGCCGAGATGATTGGCGGTGTGATAACGCAAGTGGTTGCGTTAGTGATGCTCACCACACGGAAGGTCTTAGCAAAGCCAGTGCCCTGTTTGGTGATGTGATGCACAGCCTCAACGCCGCCGATCTGGAATGGAGTGCCCACACGCAGATCACCTGTCGCTGTGACAGTGATGGTCTGGAAGCGGTTGTCCACGTTCTGGGTCTCACCAGTCACTGCGGTAGAAGTGGCGGTTGGGACGTAGAAGTTGTTTGCGCCGACCAAGGTGGACATGGTGGTGTTTGCACCAACACGTGCCGCCAAGCGGTTTGCGTAATCCAGCTTGTAAGTCTCAAAGCCAGCAACCATACCAACGAAAGAACGCTCGAAAGCGGTGTTGGACTTGTTACCAGCGAAGCCGCGGGATGCAGTGCCTGATTGGGCAGTACCACCAGCGATGTTGCCAGCGATGCCGTTGTAGTCACGGCTGGACAAAGCCAAGTAGCGGTCGAACGCTTGCACGCCCTGCTCGTTCATGATGCTGTCGCACAGGGCAACGTCATCATAATCACCAGCAGCGGTGTTCACGGTCACGACCAAAGAACCCTGGGCGGCTGCAACGTTCATGATGGCGATGTTGATGTCCGAGGCCAGCTTTTGCTTTGCAGCTTCGCCCAGGCGACCTTCTTGCAACGCATCACGCAATTCGAGTGCGTCCAAGATGAACGGCACCGACTTTTGGAAGCCTAGCGTTGCAGGGACGGAGAGCTGGGTGTAAGCCGAGAAGTTGTTGGTCTGATCCATGCCATCGTACGACTGTGCGATGTAAGGCTGGGGACGGTAGATGACGTTGTTGGTACGCTCCATCATCGAGCCGTCTGTGTTGTAGACGGACACGTTGCGGGAAAGCACCAGAGCATCGTTGAAGCCTTCGAGGATGTCCTCAAACGCTACGCGCTCTTCTTTGGAAAATGCATTAGACATTTTGTATTCCTATTCAAAAAATTTACTTAGATGCTGCTCGTTTTTGCGCTTTGTACTGAATGATTTTGGTCATGTTGCCAGTACGCTCTGCATCTGCTCGCAGCCGTTCAAGGGTTGAGTCCACTGCCCCAGATGATCGACCAGTTCCTGATACGACTCTCTCGGGTGGCGGGGCTGCCTTACGGTTGGTAACTTTCAATTCTTTCTCCAGTTTCGCTACCGCAAAGGCAAACTTTACGGGGTCTTTAATCTCGGACAACTCTTTTGCTTTCTTAGGATTCTTCCCGAGTGCGTAAATGACAAGTGCGGGATTATCCGCACCTTGAAGCACGACACCTTGCTGAGTGATGTTGAATAACTCCTGGGCGACTGCCTCGGCATCTTCAAAATCTTTGACTCGCAGCTCGGCTTTCGCTTTGCCGTAGCCATCCAGCTTGGCTTTCCATGCCTTTTGCTGATTCATAACTTCAGCCTCTTGCATGGCGTTTGCATCCTCGGTCTTTCGCTTGCGCTCGAACCAGGTTGTTAGTGCTTCTTCAAATTTCTCAGCGTCATAGTCATGATCTTCGAGGCTTGGCTTCTTGCCCAGCACGACCGGTTTGATCTCAGTCTGTGCGGTGTTTTGGAGCTTGCCCTGTAGTTCGCGGTTCTGTCGTTGCAATTCTCTATTCGTCTTACGCAGCTCGCGTACCCATTCAGGCGCATGAGTCTGTTCTTCGGGAGGTGGCGCGTCCTCACCAATGGAGACGATCACATCATTGGATTCGCTTTCGTCGTCTTGGAGTTCCTCGCTGGGCGTGCCCTGCGCTGATTCCTCGATTTCGATTGGCTCGTCAATGTCGATCACTTCGTCCGGTTCTGCCATTTCGTTCATTCTTTGACCCCATCAAAACTCACCCATTGAAACGGCTGGGTGGAAACCGTATGTGTGCAATTGTCACTCAATTGGGGGTTGATTGACAACTGGTTGTTGTTGTTGGCTAAATCCGCCGATTTGTTCTGCCAAACTAAGCGCATGATTTTGTGAATCAATGTCAATGTTGCTTAGGGTTTCGACTGTTTTTGCGCGGCTGAGTTCTGCGTCTGCAATGGTTTTGACGGTGCTGGCGCGGGCTTGGGCTGCTTTGGCTGTGGCTTCCTCTGCTGCGGCTTGCAGATAGATTGCGTTCGGGTCTTGCGGCTTGCCTTGCATTTCGGCCATCAGTTCTTGGGCTTCGTCATCGGTTGGTTGAACCACGCCCATGCGGAGCAACTTCTTGCGGAAGTAAGCATTGGCATCACCTACGCCCTCGCCCTCCATGTTCATCATCGCCATTGCAGTCAGCACTTGCGTTGTCTCTGGGTCGGTGGTGATCTGGAGCATCCCTGTCAAAGCACGAACAGTTGCTGCACGCTTGCTGCTGCTGGATGGGCCAACTTCGGCAATCACGTCAAAGGTAGCGTTGCTTAGGTCGTTCTCCATAATCATCGCACCCGTCTTTGGGTCAATCATAGGTTTCATCAACTCGACCACGCTGGAGTCACCAGTTGGCGCGATGGTCTTCATCTTGCGCTTGTCCTCGGTGTAGATTTCCCGCGCCATGCTCAACCAGATCTCGCCGCAGCGTTTCATGCCCTTGGCAAAGTTGCTCATGTAAATGAACGTCTGCATATCTACACGGGTTTGGATCATCTCCACGGCCTTACCGGACACGCCCGACACCATCTTGTCAGCGCCTTGCGGGTTGCCCAAGATGTCTTGCATATCCTGCTCGGTAATCTGCAAAAGCGCCGCCATTGCTGGAGGGATAGCAGCCGACCTGGTGTAAGCCACTGGCCCCGTCACTTGCGTATTGCCATCAGGCCCAGTGATTGGGTTGACCAACAGATACGGGTAATCCCGCAGATTGTCCTCTGCCCACATCACCTGATGCCCTGCTACTTGCTCGGGAGTCATGATGGGCTTTTCAATGCTGGACAGTGCGCTAATCTCGCCCAGCTTGCTCAGTTGCATATTCTTCAGGCGTTGGGCATCTTTCGCCAATCTCACAGCACCCATGCAGCGTTCGATGTTGTCTACAAACCAGCGTTTGCCGTACACCACCACAATGGGGATGCACTTGCCAGCAATGTAACCAGCGTCCTCCAGCACCCTGCCGCCCGACATGATGTATTTTCGGACACGCATACGCTTAACACGCTTTTGACGCACCTCACGAGTGCCGATGGCCATCAGGGTTTCTTCTAGCGTCTCATCGTTGTCAAAGTCTAGCTGTGTGTAGCGTTCTTCAGTCCCGTCAATGGCCTCAAAGATGCGGATGGTCTCGGTCTTTTCCTCAACCTTGTAATACTCAGCCACGAACACGACATCAGGCGTTGCCCAGTCAAACTCGTATTGGTGGATAATCTTGGGCCAGTCCGTTGGGTCATCGTTGTAGGTTTCTTTGTAGCTTTCGCGGGTCATGCTGGTGACCACAAACGCAAACTTGGCGTCCGACTTGTCTTGGCGCTTGGCGTTCAGGTCAAAGAACACCGAACTGTCAGCATCAAAGATTGGCTCCATGCGGATCCGCTGTCGATCATCATCGTCATTTTCTTCATCTTCGTAGACTGTACGCAGCCGCCATGCGCCAATGCCACCGCCCACGGCTTCCTCAAAAGCGTTGTCGTAGGCTTCATCAGCCACGGATGCTTGCTCGTCTGCTCGGTACAGGCCATCACAGACCTCTGCCAGTTTGGTGTTGTCCGTGCCATCCTTGGACACGTAGTCCACAGTAATGCGGTTATTGCGGTACTCGTTGACGATGCGAATGACCGCCAGCATGATCTTGTTGACCTCAAACTTGGGCTTGTTCTCGTATTGATCCCACAGTGGGCCTTCCCATTGAGCGCCGCATAGGGAATAGAAACGCCTGTCTTGTAGGCACTGGAGGCGCTCATCACGCAGCGCAGTCTGGATGTCGTTGAACTGGCGCAGGGCATCGGTGTGTAGATTCGAGAGCCGTTGGTCGTTTGAGATTCTTGCCATGATTGTCCTTTGTTAACCGATTTTCTACCATTTGTTCATGGTCGGCAATGGCGTGAAGTTGATCGTCTTGGTCAATGCGGTGCGCCTGACACCCTCACAGGCATAACGCAGTGCGTCAATCACATGGTTCTTCTTGTCCTCCAGCACAGGCAGGATTCTACCCGTCAGCGGATCGGATTTGTAACTGTACAGGCTCAACTCGTCAATCGTATGGATGCAGCGAGGGTGAACCACAATGTCGTAGTTCTTCAAAAACTCAATGCCTTCCTCAACCGACTTCGGGCCTTTGACGGCTGTCATGATCTTTGGGAACCCATTGCGCCGCATATGGCTGATTGTCTCTGGCCTGGCTGAGTCGGCCACGATGGGCCACTTTTCAGCCTCGGGCACCTGCATAAATAGCTCTGGCGTGTTGACGATCTCGCAGCCCACCATATAGGCTTCGTGGTCGA